AATCTGGAATGCCCAACAAGGCATAGTTACGATCATTGAATTTCATAAGTCAGCCTTCCAGTTGAATTGAGGCAAGTCAGAGTCAACAACATTTAAACCTACTTTTTTAAGCAGTTCAACAATTTGAGGATTGTCAGCTTTACCATAAACAGTCTTAATACCAAGATCAGTTGTTCTTTGTATGAAAGCACTTAACGATCTAGCAAGCGTCATCACGCCATCTTGTGTAAACAAATGGACTTCTGCGGCATCATCATCAATCTTTGTAAGCAACAAGACAGAGTTACCCTCTTGCATCAAAACAGCTTTTTTCTGTTTGACAGCATTGCTTATCAAGCCTAATGCCTTGTTCCCATCTACACCTCTTTTTTGTGCATCTGCTAGTATGATTTCTGTTGCTTTCATGTTTTACCTCTTACGTTTGTTCTGTTTTGCCGAAACAACTAGCTTCAATTAATGTCACTCTGTCACCTCATCTGCTGGCAATGGCGTGTTGCCCTCTGCAAGCCACTTTAGGTAGGCTTGGTAGTCGGTGTTGGCGGGGTCAAATGGGATGCAAGCACCATCGCTTGTGCGAATGATTGCGGTTGTAATTACAGAACCATCAACATTTTTATATTGCTTGTACATTTTATAACTCCGAAGATGCCAAAATAATTCCATTTGAATTTATCGTTGGACTTGTTAAAAACACTTTATTTGTAGTCAATCCAGTAAAATTTGAGCATTCAAAATTTAGTCCAAGGGTATTTACTCTATCCCCACCTAAAATAGAAACTTGCGCTGACGATTGAGTAAAAGTTCCTGTATTTGTATCTGTAATAGACATAGCGGCTGAAGCACTTAATGTTGGAGATGATCTCATAGGTACAAAAAATTGAATTGCTGCCGCAAACTGCGTAGCGGCTGCCGCTACCCCAACAGCAGAACCAAATTGCTGATAATATCTCTGACAAAGTGCATACTCAGTCCCATAAGGCCTGTAGTCAAAGCTAGTTGCTGTTGAGCCTTTTTCTAGCTGTACGCCTGTGATTTGCCATGTTGCGTTAAGCGTACCCATTACATTAACTGCACCAGTTGCCGAAATTAAACTTGAACCAGTCCAAGCACCAGCAGTTCCGCTATAAGTTGAACCTACACCAAGACCAAAATACAATTGTATTCCTGCACTATTTGTAGTTTCCCATGTGCCTGTTGTATCGCCAGCAATAGTTACAGTTTTTTGCTCCCAAGTATTTGCAGAACTGATTGAATATGTAAATGGGTATGACCTATCAAATGCGTTATTTCCAACAATCCCGCCAAATGTTCCAGTTAAAGTTGATTTAACCCAAAAAGAAATTGTTATTGTTGCCGCAGATGCAGTTCCCCACATTAAATCCGCAGTGTTATATCCCTCAATACCTTGACGCGCTGTTGCATATTGAGTAGCGGCAAGACTTGCATCCGCTGTTGTTGTTGTCCATTTTAATGATTTAACAAAGCCTGTTGGTGCATCGCTAACTTGTTGAGCAGAAAATGCGCCATCGGTAGTTTGCTCAACCCGCCATCTATCAGGACAATATGTGTTTGTCGTTACTGCCGCCCCCGCATTCCTTTGGTCAATCACCATTGCACCATTGATGATGCGGTTCTTAAAGCCATCGTAATTGATGCCTGTGCAATTAGTAAGAATACCGCTTGTGGGCGTTCCAAGGATAGGCGTTACCAAGGTTGGGCTAGTCGCTAGCACGTTGTTGCCTGTGCCTGTGTTAGTGACGCTTACAAGCCCTTTTGACGCATCTGTTGCCACAGCACTTGAGGCAGTTAAGCTAGAAAGAATTGGTTGAGCAGTTAATGTGGCTACACCAGTAACGCCTAATGTGCTTTGCAAAGTCACAGCACCAGCTACGTTAGCCGTTGTACCAACATAAACCGCTTTAGCCACACCTAGACCACCATCAGTCTGAATTGAGCCTGTAATTGTGCTAGTGGAATCAGTGGTACTGTCAACCGCAATTGCCCCTGTCATTGTTGACGCACCAGTAACAGCCAACGTAGGAATTGTTACAGTGCCCGTAAAGGTAGGCGATGCAGTATCAGACTTTGAATTGACAGCAGTTGCAATATTGTCAAACTCAGTATTGATCTCAGTACCTTTGACAATCTTTAAAGGGTCGCCAGAGGTAAGCGTATCCTTTGTTGCAAAGTTAGTTGATTTTGTATAGGCTGTCATTTTATTCCTTTTAACTCAAACGACCATGTTTTGATTGAACTTCAATCTTTTGAATAGACAACTGAAAACCATTTATATCAGTCTCATATCCTGTTTGAACAATTTTCCCAGAACCAGAACCATTTGCAATCAATGTTTGCAATGCAACACCTTCAGAGTAGTAAGCCACTATAGTCGCATTTGCACCATATTCTGCTGTTCCATACTCAGAAACACCTTGGGTAGGAATCAGTACATTCTGAGACAAGTAGTTTGTCAAGAAGTCATATCCCCACTTGATCGTTACAAACTGATTGCTTCCACCAATAACAACAACAGTTATTTTTTTAATGATAGATGTTCTTGATACATCACCTAAGTCACTATGATTTGTATAGTAAGCAAATCTGTAAGATGAACCATTGTCTTGGTATCCTGTGTATTGAGCAACATATCCTGTTTTTCCAATTAATAAATCACCATTGCGTCTTGAACAAAAAGATTTTGGAAGTATTGAGTCCCAAACTGTGACTCGTAAAGCGCCATCAGGCAAAGAAACCTTTGTGTCAAAACAATATACTTGCTGATTGATAGGCAACGACAACAAATAAATTGCTTCTTTTTCAGAGTAAATTGATTTGATGTTTGCTAAAACTTCACTGCTAATTTTTGTCGATAAATCTTTCCTGATATTTTTAGACAAATCTCTTTCAGGTGCAGACTTCTCTTGGATTGTTCTCATCAAAGAACGAATGCCAGAATTAGATAGGAAAATCACATCAGAACTTGTATTCTGAATACTGTCTCTAGCAATGCAACCAATGTTTTCAACTGTGTCACTCAATGACATTGATGCTGGTGTAGTGGCATTTTGATAAACAAGGATTTGACGCTTACCAAAGATAAACAAGAAATTATTGTGTGCGGCAAGACCTGTAATCTGGTCAGCGCCATTCGCCCAAACACGATCTACATTCAAAGAACCAGCCGTACCTGTTGACCAAACATGACCAGCAATCAAGTCGCTAAAGAAAACAGTAGCATTGTTAGTTGCTGTGTTTGCCGCCCACAATCTACCAAACGCTGAAATGCAAATGTTTGCATCAGGAACTGTACCTACATAACCCGTCTTTTCGCTAACTCTGCGATACGTTGTGGTGCTTACAGTAGGGTCATAGATCAAAGCATTAAAGCCCAACTGAAAGAAGTAGGTTACGCTATTTAGCGTTGCACATTGCCAGTTACTTGCGGTAATAGTAGGTGCAGTACCCCCACCACCATAGGTGAGTTCTGTAAGTACATTACTTGCACCCAACTTAAAAATCTTGTTGTTGCCAGCCAATAAAACAGTCAGTGTCCCATCTGCCTCAACCATCTCATGTATAACAGTTACATCATTAGAGCCTAGATTACCTGTAGAAGAATTTAGTGCAGTCCAACCTTTACGTGAGCCAACACGACCATACTGGTCAATGATGCAATTTGTAGCAATCAAAGCAAATCCACTCTGCAAATCAAGCGGAGAATCTTGAGTATTTAAGCCATAAAAGCCAGGGGCTGAAATACTAGCAATTTGCAAAGATTGGTTCATACTGCAACGAACTCCTGATTCTCAGGATAGCGAGTGCCTTCTAAAGCAATGTAATCAGACAACATGGTTTTGTATAACGAGTACGCATCAGAAGAAGTAAGACCACCATCTTCACCACGCTCTACCAATGCACGAGCATAGGCATTCTGAGCCACTAGAGTGTCAGCAACAGCAACAACAGTTGAGTCTGATGTCAAGGTAGCCTGTGGCACTGTCAGGGCAAACTTGATTGTGTAAACACCATCAGGTATTGGGTAAAGATTTACCTTAGTGTCGTAGCTACCATCAACCCCATCAAACGCAAATTCTG